GTGGGCTTCCCCCCACCCGAGTATATGTATTTGCGATAATTTGTAAGTTTTAAGATTCAACAGTCTGAACTACTTCACGTAAGTACTAAGATTCAACAGTCTGACTGACTTCGTTGTCAATGATCACATTAACCGAACAACTGTTTTTCTAGCTATCGCTGCTAGAAGTTGTATGACTCTGAAGAAGAGTCACTCATGATATGAGTATAATATATCCGTCAAGCCATTGCACGTATGGCCAGGACTATATCATCCTGTATTTCGACATTAGATTGAGTTTTATTTAAAGATATTTCTACTTAATCCTCTCTAATGGTTCATACTGAAAAGTATGATTTACACCCCCCCGCCCCCGTACAGGGCTAAATATGTACCCCCCAACTTTGTTGGGATTTATAACCGCTTATATGGCGTTATGTTTGAGATGAAGACACTTTTGTGTCAGACATTATTCTCATCCACCATTAAGCATGTTTGCCGAAAAGTTATTTATTTAATTATATTTATAGTTTCATGAAAATTTTTCACTGCGTTTTGTAAAATAGATGCTACCACGTAATCCCTCTCTTGTAAGATTCGCTCTCAAGATGAAATTAGCGCTCATTAGAGCCGTGCGACGCATAGTAAAAACTATATTCGAGGTGAATTAATCCGATGTACCGGAATTTTTTGGAATATAACGACCGTATCACTTAATTTACTGCACTGAACCACAGTGTGGAGGCCGCCAATTGCCTATTTTTTAAGAGTTCACGCGGAAGTTTGACCCATGGATCGACTAGGATATATGACGATACTTAGCTTAGTAAGTCAACAAAATCACAATGTCAAACAAACACATTTTTCTCACTATGAATTTTTTCAATCTTAGCGGAAACAAAAATGAATGTTGGCAAAATGTGTCGGGTACTGCCCGTGCGTTCTACGCAAAAATCAGCGCTGGTCTGCGGCGTTTCACCACTGCGGTGTGTGAAAAAAGCAGAAGCGTGGAGTCTCAGCTCCACAATGATGTCTTGTATCGAGAAATTTATTCCTCTTTATTAGATTATCACCCCCTCTTGCAACGAGCACCTCAATTTATTTTAGGACGACGCTTGTGGAGTATGGTCGAATTTTGGCTTACTTCGACATGTCTCCTGACTTATTTGCTCTGTTGTACAGAAAACCGCCTCCGTAATCATGTTCTTATCCCGATCCGAAAATCTACCATTTTGCGCGAAACAGTCAAATGTTGCGTATTATTTTATGATGAACTGCTCTCGAAACGTTACTTTGGATTCATACTACTCACATTTTATGGTAGTTCGATCCTTCACTTTACTGGATGGCCCCTCTGGGTTAACAATTTGTTTTGTCTTTTCAGTTTGTACAGTTATTTCCATATTGCATATTTGGATAGATACTGTCTTATTAGTCAAAGCGAAAAAGAATACTCGCTGAGTAAGCGTGTCTTCCGTGAACAAGCCCAGAAGAAACAGTATATTCGAGATCTGAAAAAGCTCTTGAAAACATCCCAACCTGAGAAGCGTAAACGACTCACGAAGAAAATTGAGAAATTAGAATCTCATGCTGAAATTTCACTGAATAAGTGGACAGCTGCTCGTGAATTGATTATGACCCAATGTACCGATCCTGGTATGCGGAAATTTTTTATCGCTTCCCTTCTCTGTTGTGTTTCTGTTTACAATTCTGCCAATAGCATTGGTGTGATTTCTTCCGTTATGCAGTTCGTTAATTCTGAATTTGCTGGAAATGAAAGCCACATTATGGAGCTTTGGTATAAATTGATGGAATTGAATGGCACTGTTGGTGTTCCCTTAGAGGACTACCAGCAATTGGAAAGTCACAGTATGAAAACTGATGATGTTATCCACTCCCTTCGTTCTATGAATGCGAATTGGACACTTTTCAAAAATGGACCAGCATACACTCGTTTTCACGAGTTTTTGTGCACTTTGGTTGCTTTTGGATTGTTGAAAGGAGACACTTATGATGTATCACTTGGTAATATTAAATTATTTTCCATGGATACTCGTAGGGAATCGATGTCCGCTACTGATGCACTTGACGCTGTTGTCAAGTTAGTTACTTATCTCACTGAAAGTGGTATTTATGCATTTGCAAATAAATCACTTAAGCCTTTTCTTTTTGATGACAAGGCTGCTTATGAAATTGAGGAAGAGTACGCGCGGTTAGGACCTATGGTAAATCATGTCAACACTGGTAATTTAGAATTGCTCTACAAAATGAACTCCCAAGATTTGGAAGGTGCTTTGTGGGCTCTTGAACGGAAAATCGGACTCGTTGCTATGACTACCAAAGGTATGGGACATACATTACTTGAACGCAAACGCGAACAAGTGATTCGATGGATGGATACTGTTTGTGAATCTCAGATTGCTTGTGGAACCCGCGAAGCACCCTATGCACCTGTTTTAATAGGTGATTCCAACATTGGAAAGACTACGCTAACGCAATTGTTTGGTCGTGAATTAGGTGCTCGTTTTGGTTTCAAATCTTCTGCTCGTTACCAGTGTGTAATTCAAGGTAATGATAAATTTTGGACTGGCTATAAGGGTTATACCCAAATTGCTATTCTCGATGATTTCGGAAATACTGATCCAAAGTATATGACAGAAGATGAGGGCTCTAAACAAATTATGATCAAGAATAATCAAATTTTGTATGCGCCCAAAGCTGGTGTTGAAGAAAAGGGACGAGTTCCCGTGCAACCAAAAGTGTTGATCGTCAATACCAATAACGAAACTATGTTATCTGAGATGTCTGTTTGCCCCTACTCACGTTATCGACGTGGTGATATTTATATTCGCGCTGAAGTGCGCGATGAATTTTCACGTTATGTTGATGGTGTGAGGCAAAATGAAATTGATACTGAACGTGTTAAGTTGACTCTCCCGAAGAATGAGGAAGGTGATTATATTTTTTCCACCATGCCCGATCTTTGGGAAATCCAGTTGACTAAACCGTATCAATCCAGTGCCAGAGTGAAATCCTCCAATGTGAAGAAGAGTTTTCCAATGGTTTCTTTCATGCCTGTTGTTAAGGACAAAAATGGTAAACCTGCAAAATTGAGCATATTCGATGCTCTCGATGCGACGTGTGACCAAGCTCGTAAATTTTATGAGACTCAAAAAAGTACTGTTGATGTAAGTCGACGTATGGATATTGATTTTGTTCCTTGTGAGTGTGGCTGTAAGAAAAGTAAAGCTTTTTGCAATGCTCTTAAGTTGAAAGTTCCTGAAAAAGGAACCATAGCTGTTCTCCCCCCTATTTTGGAGAGTCACGGCTTGCTTGAGTATTCAACTTACCATTTAGCTAGTATTATATGGAAATATTATACTACAACGCGTACTAAATTTTTCGATTTGTTTTTTGATATCGAGAAAAATATTTTGAACGTGTCTACTACTTGGTTGATTGCAAATTACCGACAAATGTATTATGATAGTCTATTTGATTTGACGACATATATACCGTTGGAGGCTTTTGATGGCAAAGTTTTGCAGGGTTTAATGCGAGTGTTGTTTCATCAACAGTATGAACACACTTCCATGGAAGCCATTAGGGCTCGTGTGCTAGCACCATTTGTTTTAGGTGTTGGCATTGCAGTGTATTCCTATTTTGTTGGAACTCGTATGTCCCATCTTTTGGGTGCGTTTTGTGCTACTTGGTTATTTATTTTTTCCTTGGTGGCATATCGTAAACGGATGGAAATTGCACATGCAGCTGTTATGGAAGAAATTCTTAGACGCCGTGATGCGTTACCAGAAACTGTTAAGCTTGCTCGTAAGAAATATGGGCGTATGCTTGGTTATGGTTTAGCTGCAGGTGTTTCCCTTGTTGTTGCTTTGAAAGTTTTGAAATTACTAAAAGATTTTTATCATGATTCTCAATCTGAAAGTCTTCTCCGACCTAATGGTCTTGATGATATTAAGAAACGAGATTCTCTCCCTTGTGAATGGGTGGATAATTCTTTTGGTAAGCTCGAAAAAGGCACTTCTACGTTGGACCAAATAGTTAAATTGACTGAGAAGAATATTTTCTTCAGTGAAGTCCATGGAGCTGAACACATATCCAAAAGTTTGTGTTGTGTGTTGACGAATGGCGTTGTGGCTATTCCTAAGCACAATTTGGTTGAAGGATATCGTATGTTAAAGATGTCTCGTGGAAGTTGGTATGTTGAAATACCTCTTGATGATGCGAATGTTTACAAATGTCCTGAAAAGGATATTGCTTTTGTTTACAGTGCAAAGATTCAAGGCCGTGATCTCATTAAGCATATTCGTGAAAATGATGTGAATACATCTCTCATGCGTATGTTGCCGTCCAAGTTAGTTCTTATTTCTCGATTGAAAGAAACTGAAGAAGTTTGTTCTCAAGAATTGTATGGAACTTGGTCTAATGTGATTAAAGCATCAGAAGGTAGTTTTCCTGGTTGGAATTATACAATGTCAACTGCATCATACCACGGTTTGTGTGGTGCTGCAGTGGTTGTTCGTGATTCTGGGTATTTTGCCTTCGGCGGTATACACTTAGCGGGAAATCAACGTATTGGAGCTGGAGGTAGTATTTGTCAAAAAGATATTGATGCTTTGCGTGAACATTTTAAGAATTTGCCTGATATTGCAACTGGTGGACCATTTCCATCAGCTGTTATTGGTGATTCTGAAGCCATTCGGCTAAATGTAGAACCTGACAAATCTTCTCCCTTGGTCTGGATGGGAGGTACTCATCATTATGAATATCTCGGCCAGTGCAAAGGGAAATCCACGTTTCAATCGAATGTGAGACCTAGTATGATTAGTGAAACAGTGACAAAAGTTACTGGACATAAGAATAACTATGGTCCTCCTCGTGTCGGACAATGGTGGCGTCCTTATCATCTTGATTTGGAAAAACGCTCAAACCAGCCAATTGGATTTGGTATTGGAGAGCTGAACGCTGCTAGAAGTGAGTATGTATCAACATTTGTTTCTGAATTTTATTCATTAGACAAGTCTGTACGTGATTATCTCACTAAAGGTCCCCTTTCAAATAATAACATATTGAAAGGTATTCCTGAGTATCGCTTTATTGATCGTATGAATTTTAAGTCCGCGTTGGGCTTTCCATATACTGGATCGAAAAAGAAGTTCTGTACTCTAGATGACAATGGGGATATCATTGATTTCCTACCTTGGATTTGGGATGAAGTTAAGAAAGTTGAAACTGTTATGAAGCATGCTGTGCGTTCGTATCAACCTTTCAAAACGTCTCTGAAAGATGAGATCACCAAACAATTCAAGGATGATGGTTCTGAAAATACGAAAGTTCGTGTATTCACTTGTGCTCCTGTTACTTTGCAGATTTTAATTCGTAAATATTATTTACCAGTTGCTGCTGCTTTGTCACATTTGCCTTTGACGAGTGAACAGGCCGTAGGTATTAATGCCTCTGGTCCTGATTTTCATGAATTGATTGAACATATCAAGGTGTATGGGGATCAAACAGGTTTCGTTGCTGGAGATTTCTCCAAATACGACCTGGGAATGTCAGCTGATGCAATTTTGGCAGCTTTCGCCGCAATGCGAGATATAGCTAAAGAATTATTGCATTATTCAGAAGAAGACATCGGCATGATGGATATGATCGCAAATGAAGTTGCGAACCCTGTTCTAGCATATAATGGTGACGCCATTGTTATGACAGGATCAAATCCTTCTGGTCAGAATATGACTGTGTATGTGAATGGAATTGTAAATTCACTTTATCACCGTTGTGTCTTCAATAGACTGAAGAAAGAACATAATTTTTCCGGTACCTTTTCGGAAAAATGTCGTGCTACATTTTATGGTGATGATAGTTTATTCTCTCCCCACCCAGATGTTGCTAAATTTGTTCATTTCAACAGTCTAGCTCGTATTTTCAAAGATGTAGGTATAGGGTATACCCCTGCTGACAAATCTGCATCTGCACCGGATCTCATTTCTTTAAAAGAGATTGACTTTCTGAAAAGAAAGCCGGTGTTTAACGAGCACATTGGTATGTATATGGGAGCACTTGATGTAGGATCGATGATGAAATCCTTGCATTGTAATGCTACAGATACATTACCACCCGACATGGCAGCCGCAGTCAATTTAGACGGCTCCATTAGGGAAATGTTCAACCATGGTGAAGAACCATATGAACGTTGGCGGGCGCAAGTGCGCCAAATTGCTGATGAGCATAGCATCGGACCTCTTGTTTTGAATCTCGATGTGTGCTATCGGCAATACCTGGAGCGTTATAAGGCTAAATACCTTTAACGCGTCAGGCCCAGTCTCCGGATGACTTTAAAAGCGTCGTAAGTGCGAACTCCCATCGCATTGCTGCTAAAAAGGGAGAGGTGAGTTATGGTTACCGTTTCACTTTTGGGGGACCAACACCCATGTGTGGAATAGGCTTACTCACCTTTGGCCAAGTCCTATTTAGGAATGTCCTTGCCAGACAACAAGTTGGCGGTTCTCACAGTGTGACACACCTGTGAGCCGACCGTGCCGAATGTGTTAACAATTTATCTGATTATTTAAAAACCTATATGTTTATTGTGTATGAAATTTTGTATGTATGTATTTTCCTCATTGTACCTGATTGGATGGACTGGTGTGTCCTTGAATCCCATTCAGATGTAGGAAATGCTTCGACCGGCAAACAAGCTATTATGCATTTCGAGGATCTTGATCCTGGGTATGCTGCTGTTATTGCCTCCGAACGCGATTCGACGTTCGATGCCGTTCAATCTGAAGATGCTAAGCTGGGAGATTTTCTTTCCCGACCAGTGCGCATCAAAGAAGAACGATGGACCTCAACTGCACCTAGTGCAATCAATATGACGTTCAATCCCTGGACATTATATTGTGAGGATTTCGCTGTTGCTGAAAAGTTAAAATATTTCAACAATATGAGCGGAAAATTACACGTTAAGTTTATTATCAACGGAAACGCATTTTTATATGGTAGAATCATGGTAACCTATGAACCTTTACCGTTTTTAAATGCGTTGAACGTTGGTAATCTCTTGGAGGAAGATTATGTTTTACTTTCTCAGAGACCAAAAATTTTTCTAAACCCAACCACCAATGAAGGTGGTGAAATGGAGCTGCCATTCTTTTGGTCTGGAAATTATATGGATATAACTGAACGTGATTGGGATAGGATGGGTGAAATTACCCTATCCTCACTTAACCCGCTGAAACATGCGTCTGGTGAAGTGCAATCTGTCACTATTACGGCTTATGCTTATATGACTGACGTCACATTAGCTACGCCAACTGCTCTTCAATCGCAGAGTGAACTTATTTCTCATGCGAAGAAGACCAGTGTGACAAAGAAAGACGAATACGGAACTGGCATTGTTAGTAAACCAGCATCTGCTGTTGCTGCAGCAGCTGGCTGGATGAATGACATGCCCATTATTGGACCTTACGCACGAGCAACTCAAATGGTTGCTGGTGCTATTGGTGAGAGTGCGAAAATGTTCGGTTATAGTCGTCCACCTGAAATTGGTGGAACAAAACCCGTGAAAACGGTTATGGCTAGTGCTTTCGCAACTACTGATCAAACTGACAATGTTTTGAAGTTGACATTAGATTCCAAAGCGGAAACTACCATAGATGCTCGTACTGTTGGGCTATCTTCTGATGACCATATGGGAATTTATGACATTGCTCAGAAGGAGAGTTATTTAACACAGTTCAAATGGGTCACGTATGAAATAGGAGATGTTCCTGGAACTATCTTATTCACTTCAAACGTGACTCCATCTTTGTCAAATAATACTCTTAATGGGACAGCCATAAATATGACTCCTATGGCCATGATGTCCCAGATGTTTACATACTGGCACGGATCGATTACATATCGTTTTCAAATTGTAGCGTCGAATTTCCACAAAGGACGTTTACGCATACAATATGATCCGAATCAGCATGCGTCGTTGGATGAAAATAAACAGTACACAGAAATTATTGATATCGCTGAAACACGCGATTTTGAATTAACAGTTGGTTGGGGACAAGCGCGTCCTTTTCTGCAGATTGCCGAGTGTGGTCGCAACATTAACCTTGCTGGATATTATAATGAATTCGAGAACGGAACGATACCTTTATCTGCCGAATCAAATGGTCAAATAACCGTTTCGGTTCTTAATGAGTTAACGGTACCAGGTGATCCGGGTACAATCATTACATCCCCAGCTGTTGAAATCAATGTTTTTGTGAAAGCAGGAGACGACATGAAGTTTGCCGTCCCGCGTTCTGACATGATCGAAAATTTGTCAGTTACGCCATTTAGGATTGTGACTCCAGGTAGACTTATTTCGCAGTCGGAGACACTTATTTCGCATTCAGAGGTGACTACTGATGCAACCACGAATAAGTCTTCCATGGAAAACAAACCAGAGGAGACCATGAAGATGCAAATGAATACTGAAAGTCGCAGTGGGACTAACCATTTAATGGAAGTATTCTTTGGTGAACATACTACGTCGTTGCGTCAACTTTTTCGACGGTATTGTTTTCACACAGCATGGCAATTATCTGCAGCAGGTGCAAATGAGTGTCGCGCGACTACTATCAAAAATAAAGCTTTTCCGTTTTACAGAGCTGCATTTTCTACGAATTTGGGTGTCAAGTATTACAATACCGGAGGTTCTGATGTTTCAGTGAATCCGTGTGTAACTATTCCATTAACGTATTGTGCCCCAGCATTTGTGGGGTATCGTGGTAGTATTCGACGTAAATTAATCAATAATGTCGAAACCAGTGGTAACATGCGAGTTATGAGTGTATATCGTTCGCCGTATAAAGCTGAATTACCTGCCGTCGCAACAACTACCTTCACAGATAATATAGATTTTCTGTTGGAGGGTACTTCGCCGTTTGTTTATTCGTCGAATGGTACTGAATTGATGTTGCTGCGAAACAACGCATGTCTAGAGTTTGAATCTCCGTACTATTATCCTCTCAGATTTTCAAGTACGCGATTGACACGTGCAGATGAGATTCAATCAGAGATGTATCATGCATCACAATTCACACAGTCCGGCGGGGCTGAAACAGGACGTAAATTTGTATTAGATTACGTCGCCACAGGAGAAGATTTCACACTCTTCTTCTTTTTGAACGCTCCAAGGTATTATCGGTGGGATATGCCTCCGGAGCTTTAGTGCTCTAGCTATAGAGAGAAAATAGCAACTTCGTTTTTAGATGTATTGGTGAAACGCCATACATTTAGTCCAGGACCCGGACGAACGGCTCGAAGTAAAATAAAGTCGTGTGTTAGCCCAATCGGTGGATTGGGGCAGTCTCTTTGAGATAAGATCGTATAGTTTTTACGTAATGCCCCTTTCCGGGGTAATGCGTAGGTGTGTTCAGCAGGAACAAACCATTTTTTTAATATGCGGTCCAATTTCTCTTACGAGACCTTACACGAACCAAGTGTGGGTTCTAGTGCAG